GTATTATCGGGATTCGCTTGCAATATAACTATAGTATCACGATTTGGTACTAGGGTATCATAAGGTACTGTGATATTTCCATTACCAGCCCAGAAGAATGTAGTTGGACTTTGCACTAACATAGTAGTGTATTGGAAAGTGATGGTCCATCCAACCAACACTCCCGACATTACATTTCCTACAACCATCATTGCGTACAATGATGGTTCGGTAGTAACAGCGCGGAATAAGTCTAAAAAAGGATCATATGTAATCCATACAGGATCAGGCCATATCTGATTTGATAAAATTTGGTTCAGTTGACTTATTTCATTAATAGTGAAATTGGTGCGTACATTGGGGAAGTAGTTAGAGGATCTCCAAGTATTGAATCCCGAATTGGACAAAATGGGTACTAAGTAATTTAAAATTAATGTAGATGGCGACACTGCTGTATATACCTGAGATGCACTCATAGCATCGTCAAATACTACAGACATATCGTTTCCTACCAATTTAACATTTTCGTAGGTCGAACTTGCATCGTACCAGTACGAGAATTTTGATTGACCTGCGTATGTTCTATTCACGGCATTCAACTTCAATATTGTTGGATCCTTCAGCGGAAACAAATTAAAGTCAGCAGCATTCACCATACGATTTTGTGTATAGTACGAAGCTGGAGCATTTGCTCTGATATGTTCAATATCTTCTGAAGCAGAACCATTTTGCAAATTTGATACTAATGATACCGTCATACTCAACGTTTGCACATTACCTAAAATGTCCATGTATTGAATACTGATTGGCACATCTACTACAGAGTTTTGAGGTATTGTTACATCAGTATTTGAAGATACGCGATACCATATATCAAACGTTCCAGAAGGAATATTAGAATAGATGCCGTCACCAAATGCAATACGAACTTGGTCATTTTCCAAGTTTTCTGTTTCGTAACGATTGCGAGTACGAGTATAGCTAAATATCACATTTTCTGCTGTTGTTGTATCAACCTCTACCCATTCACCAGATTTCATATTTGGTGTACTGCCATCATCCAATATTAAATTAGTATTTGGATCAATGTTATTGATCCACAAATCAGTATCATTCACATTGTTTTGTGGAATCTGGAAGTACTGATTTGGTGTCTTACCATCAAACGTTTGTGTTACTTTTGATAAAGATCCCTGCTTTGTAAATAAGAAGAATCCTGTAGTTGGTGAGTCATTACCAAATCCATCTGACCCATACAAGTATGTCATACTTGAATTGAACTGAGGTCGACTTTCTAATGGACCATATGCGTTTATAGCACTTGGTACAACTTCCATTGCATAACTAGATCCATTGACGTTAGCAACGTATGGAATCACACCATTGTTGGTGTATATGCTGTTTAAACCGTATAATTCAAATAAAACATTATCTACTTGAATGCGATCATTAGGAGATACTGTGCCAAAGTTAGTAGAACTAGCAGCATTCATAATCGTAGTAAACTGATCATTCCATGCTGTATTATTGACATCATTCCATAGAATCGTAGAATTTTGTAAATTATTGCCTTTTGAATCATACAACTTTTGAGTTGTAGATACTGAGGTAATTTTTAATAATCCACGAGCTGGCAAGTTTCGAGTAGTTTTATACGATATCAATTTTGCGAGACGTAATACACTCTGCTTCCGTTGAGCAACTCCAATGAAGTTTTCATGGGAACCCACGTCAACTCGATATATAAGCGCTTCACCCAAATAAGCAAACACCTCAATCATAGCAATCAATTCACTAGATTCAATGAAGTCGTTGAAACTTTCTGGGAAGTATAGCTGGATGTAATTGACAATAGACTGTTTGATTGAATTATAATCAAATGCAGTAAAGTTAATTTGGTTGAACGCTTCGTAAACTTGCGTCCATGACTCTGCTTGGGAAATTTGTCTTGTCATGTCATTCTTTATGTTGGGGTGCTAAATTCAATGTGAAGATCGAGACGATCAGTCATGTTCAGCTCTACATATTGTAAAACCGCAGAAGCTACAATACCATTTAGCTGTGGTACCGCAAATACATTTAATTCTACTAAAGATACGCGTGGATCGTAGTTGAACACATTAGTTAATTGTTGCTTTACCTCCGCAACAGTAATATCATCCAGTGGTTCAAATATAAGATCAGGAATAGTAGTACCGTAATTAGGCATCATTACACGCTCACCAACACGTGTGTAAATATGATTTAATAGGTCCCGTTTAACCAAACTAAGATCTGACAAAGTAAACGAGTGCTTAGTTGTCAAATACTTCGACGTGGAAAAGCCACGGTATAATGATAATGTGGAACCTGCCATTAGATACTCCCTATAATGACTTTATTTATTACTACCGGATATCTTAGCGTCTCCACAGCGGGCCGCGTGGTATAGTAGTTCCCCGTTCCACTTTACCCACCGAAGGATCATCATAATCAAATTCAGGATCGTGAGTATAATCATTAGCTGTCATCACCCGCGCCATAGGCTCATGGGATGGTAGTCTCATTGTCCACTTTGCTGGATCGGGGGACGATTCTGTAGCATCTACCTTGGATGCTGGACTTCCGCCGCTGCCACCAATTGGTGAAACGTCACCTAACGATCCAGCGGTTCCTGCCATTGCTACAAATCCATTTACTACACCAGGGGTGCTTAATGTTAGATCGCCACTTGAAGATACATTAACATTTGAACCGGAAACGGTAGTACTTCCACCCGACGTCACTATTAGATCTGAACTTCCAGATACATTTACATTAGATCCCACCAATGTAATATTTGAATCTGACGATATCGTAGAATCGGACGACGATAATGTGAAATTATTTGATACTGCAACATTAATATCTTGTTTACTAGTAATGTTAGTACTTTGGTCTGATAAAATTTCCACATTTGCATGACTATGAATACCTATTTGCTGTTCAGATTCCAAAGCAATTGGGCCTTCTTTAGAGTACATATGAATACCATTGGTACCAAACATACGAATGGTATCATTTGCTGTTAAATTAATTTGCTCTTCTGCAAACATAGAAATGTTTCGTCCATAGATATCAATATTGCCATTGAAATCCATTTCGACCCAATTTTTACCTTCAGCTGTATTAATATAGATTCGTTCGTTCGTATCGTCCATAATAATTTGAGAACCACTAGTAGATCTAATTTTGATTTTGCAAGCCTCTGGTCTATCATCCATTGATATAGAATGGAATCCAGGCGTTGTCCATGAGTAGACACTATCTTCAGAGGTATCCCCTTCACCAGCCATTCGATTCTGAGCGTACCCATTCTGAATATTAAATGTGTTTCCATCTTCTGAAGTGAATGGAATACTATCTGTTTCATCAGCATTTGGACTTGGACTGTGATCTACAAATTCAGCTGAGTTTCCACCTACTGAGTAATCTGCTCCACGTGTTCTCCATTCGTAGTTGTGAGTCTTACGTGTAAATGCCTTAATCTGATTATCATATAATGGTTGAATAGGCGTTTCGTTTGAATCTAAAGGACCCTCCGGAGTTCCCGAACCATTCTGGTTGCTTTGATAAAAGTAACGTCCATGAGGTAAAGTATTAACAGACCCCTGATCAAATACACTACCAATCCATACACGATGGTATGGGTCTCCGTCTACGCAACAAATTAATACTGTAGATCCACGTTTAGGAATACCCCACAATCCATAAGCAACTGGACCTTTTGTTAAATTGCCTGCATTTGGTCCACGCATAAATGTAGAATTCGTCATTCCTCCCAGAGGAGACAAATACATAGCCCACGGCAAATCTTCCCCCGTTAGGTCATTAGGATCATCCCCAAGAGCTACACACGCTACCTTCAACCGGCCCATCTGATGAGGATCGTTTGTTGATATTACTGTACCTAATGTTATGGAATCTACTGATACACTTCGCTGTAACTGTTGATTACGAACGTTAAAAATTGAACCCATTATACCACCATTGAAAAGAATTTAGGACCAGATAATGGAGGATATCCACCAATATTAAAACTAATATGCACCCATCCAGGGCCATTACTTGCCGAATTGCGTTCATGTATGCATTGACGGATGTTTAGGCTAGAACCATTAGCTTGCAAGAATGTGTATATCTGACCTGGGGAACCAAAAGAAGGACAATAGAAGTCAACAGCAATTCCTTTCATATGGTCGCTGGTCTTCGATACACCCTTAATCCCTTGCGCTGTTGATAGACTAGCATTATATGATGGACTTCTGTATCCACTATTGATAATAATATTATGTCCTAGCAAATTTTGCAACTGCTCAAGTTGATCAGCTAACAAACACAAATTATTTAAAATTTGGTCTGTAATTGGCAAATTTGCTTGATGAATTAACAGTTGCGCTAAGGTAAATGATGGAGATAGATACGTTCGTTTTGCAACATCAAAGGTAATTGGTCCATTTGCAGCAACATTAGCACAATTTAACAGAGCTTGTGGTGAAGTTGTAGATGGAACTAATCCCTGCTTAGCTTTTTGCTCAGCAGTTACAGGAGGTGCATTGTATTTCTGACTAGCTGTCAGACCACTTGTTTCTGAAGATGTGGGTTCCACCATCTCATCATTTGGCACCGCATTCAATTGTAACGTCTGTGAAAATTGTCCACCACGAAAGGTGTGGGTTACACTCAGAATGTTAAAATACCCATCATACCAAAAATCTTCAGCGTAATTTCCACTATTAGGACCTTTAACTTTAAAATCATTTCCAATAGCTGGCATTTTAACTTTAACTTTAACTAATGGTAAGTTTGACTTATATGTGGTTGTATTATTTAATGCGTCCGCTAATGTAGGGTTAAATGCATCTAAGATCCACGGAATGCCTGTTATTTGCATATCAACAGAGCATGATTCTCGTGCAGCTTGACGAGCCATCATAATTCTGAAGTCTGCAGTTTTAGAAGGCTCCACTTTATTCCTAGCAGCAGGATCAGTAATCATTGCAGGACTAGGTACAGGCGTCAGATTACGCATTATCGTTGATTTATTATTGAGCGTAGATCCTGCACCACTACCTAATACCGCAACATTTCCAGAGCCACCATTAAATGCACCAGGGATATTGTTATTTGATATAATCTCACTAAAAAAGGCAAAACCCATATTCATTCTCATATTATAGTCAAGAATTTCGGTATTGTGTCCAGTAAATATGTAGTCAAATTCCAATACGTATCTACTTCCAACATTAGGTTGAATTAATTCTCCTGTGTGGCTAGTATTGTCTTTTACGTAAGCCGGTACGTCTAATTTTGTAACATTGTATGTAACATCCACACTTGTAAGGGTAGATTGCATTACAGAGTCGATCGCAAATGAATGTTTCATACCTTGCTTAAGATCTTTATTCATTCGATCACTTAACTTTGACGAAGCATACATCACGTCGGATATTGCTGTATCAATATCAATACCCACAGGTGTACCCAGTTGAGCTGTAGGGCCTGTAGTATTCCGGACATTGATATTATCTAAAGGCCAAGATGCAAACTCCGGATCCACATTGATTTTATAAGTTACAGGTCGTCCAATTGGCGATTTTGTAGTAGATCCTGGTTGAGTATTGTTGCTCTCATTTATCTGTTTAATTAAGTCTTGGTGTGATTTTTTTGCAGCTTTATTGAGCCGGGTTTCTAGCATTTTTAATGCGCCCCCAACACTACTACCACTAATGTTAGCTTGCTGTATTTTAGAAAACATTGGCATGCGAGATACACCATTGATACCACCTACAAATTTTGTATGGTACAAGGACCCAGCCTCATTGAATTCCACAATCATATCCGTGAAATTGAAATGTATAGGGTTTACATCTAGTACAGTAGAAATTGCAGGCTTTCCATTAGATGCATCTGTGTATCCAACAAATACTGTTTTCAGTAAAAATGTTAATCCACCAAACGTTGGATCAGAGTCTAATGCGTCACATGCATTTTTAATAACATTTAAGAATTGGACACCTGCAGGTTCAGATATTTCAATAGTACCTTCACAGAATGAACTATTAGGACTACTTTGACCAGCGGTTGGATTAGCAACATTTTCCATTTCAACAGATTCAATTAAGAAATCTGCATCTGTCATGGTATTGATTAAAATAATATATGAACCACTGCCTCGTATAGCTGGAATAGGCGTATATTTGTCATTGACTGGATGTAGCCAATCTTTCATATCCATACTATCATTTAGAGAATCCATAGCCTCTGTAGTATTAGCGACAGCTAAAATATGATGGTACGAGTAAGTTCTAAACGATTTTAGAATATTGATTTTTGCTTCTACATCATCCAGCACTGCCTTTGGCACTTTGCTAGAAGCGATCAAATCATCTTTGTTATAGATAGTTGGCATTAAGTTATTCTGTCCTGTGTTGGTAATACAATTGTTACCCCTGCAGCTAAATCTACATCTTCATCCAAAACAGTATTATACTGTCTTACTAGCCATGCGTAGTTAGGGTCTCCGTATACTTGATATGCAATCTCCGCTGGATTTGCTACCATATTGCCACTAATTATAACTTTGATATCGTCATCTTGATGTGGCATTATCGTACGTTCCCACCATCCTAAGCGGTTAGGTAGCACTTCAGTAGTACCACCTTTAACATATCTTCCGATTGGGTTATTCATTGATGAAGCCATAATTAAAATCCTGGTAACTTGCCGTCACGGTAGGCAAATAGGTCAAATGTATCGTATTCTTGCGGCGAATGAGATTCAGCTAGTGACAATGATATCGTCATTATAATTGGCCAAGGTTCACCTTCAAGTGTCTGAATGTAATCTACATCATTTGGGTACGAATAATTCATACTCGTAATTACAACTGGCACTTTACTTATGTTGCTCGTTTTATCCAGTTTTCCACCACTAGCGACTGCATCAGAATATGCAGTTAAATACAGTACTTCAGGGGGTGCACCCAGAAAAGCTGCACCTTTATTATAT